GACTGGGAAGCGAAAGCCGCCGTCTACCACAACGAGCTACAGCGGATGCTGCGCACCAGCGAAGACCCGGTCTTGCAGCAGTTGGCAATGGACGACATCGAGACCGCCAAGGTACTGACTCAGATCCAGCATATCATGCGTGAGGTCTTGCGTTACCCCAAGCGCTATGGTATGTTTCCCAAAAACGTGGGTGAGGCAATCAACCTCATGAAGTTCACGCGCGAGGAGCGCGAGCGCATCCTGAAGAAGAGCAACGGGCAGTCTATCACAACACCTCAGGGTGGTGCTATTACCTACTACGACCAGAGGAAGAACGAGCTGAAGGTAAGCTTTGACCAGCTACTACCAGAGCAACAGCGTATCCTGATCGGGCAGTTGTCCAATGTAAGCGGCCAGGCGAGCCGCGCTATCAGGGTTGCACGACAGGAGGCGTTCGCTGATGAAGAAGATTAACAAGTCGCTTGTGACTTGTTGTAGTGGGTTTCTCCTGGGTGTAATTGTGATGATCGTCTATGCCCTGTGGTGGGACGAATAGCAGCAGCAGATCTACATGACGAACGAGCGTAGCCACTGGTATGGATAAACGCATGCAACTGGACGAGTGCGCGTGTGGGAAACTGAAGCAAGCAAGGTACCCACGATGTAGATGGTGTAGGAGCAAGCTCAACCTCAGTGAAACGCCATCTCATATCGCTCATCGTAATAAGCATAGTGATATACATAGTGGCGATACGGTGCGGTCCGGGACCAATAACGTTCCATGAAGCGACGCCCACCCCCAGACCTACCCTCAGACCAGACCCCGGAGTATGTTTGCCCCAGATGCCTTGCGCTAATAGTACAGATACGGCGCGGGGAACTGAAGGGTGCGGTGCTGAGTTGCCACCCACTAGATCAGATTGCTGACTTGATGATGAAACCATACATAGAAACCAAGAGTATGAACTGATGAACGACGATGTTGCCGCCTTGCTGCTTTCAGTAATTGCTGAGGTGGACCAGATGGGTGCAGAACTGAATGACCCAGAGACACCACCTGAGCGCAAGGAGGAAATCCGCAGGCAATTGTCTCTACTATACCGTGGGTTGACCAAGTATGTCGATAAATGACGTAACCGCTGGCTTTGCAGAACTGATCAAGGACAACCCTACTGTAGCCAGCGAAATATTGGGTGATATAGACCCAATTACGTGGATGTCCGCAAGGGCAAATTTGCGCACCGAAAAATTGGAGCCCCTGGAGTTCAAGGACCACCTGCCTATGGTGGATGTGTATAGGGACTGGCACCCGCTTATTGTGGCCCAGAAGGGCTCACAGATCGGTATGACGACATGCCAGATATGCAAGCTGCTGTATTATTGCGACACCCACAATATTACGGCAATCTACACCATGCCGACGGCAAAGGACGTCTTTGAGTTCTCACAAGCTAGATTTGCGCCAGTTATCAAGGCTTCTAACTACCTCAGTGCCAGGATGGGCAATGTTGACAATGCCACGCTCAAACGAATGGGTGCGAGTACGCTATACTTCCGCGGTGCTCAGAAACACAGCCAGGCTATTTCTGTCCCTGCAGACATCATCGTCAACGACGAATATGATTTCTCTGCTCAAGACGTCATGGACACTTTCGAGAAAAGGGTGGGTGCTAGCAAGCTCAAGTGGTTCTGGCGCTTCAGTACGCCGAGCATCCCCGACTTTGGCATCAATGCGCTCTATAAAGATACTGATCAAAGACACTGGCTTGTTAGATGCTCAAGCTGAGGCAGATGGCAGGACGTTACCTTCGAGCACAACCTCCTCAAGAGGAAAGGCGGGACTCCATACTTCGGGTGCCGAAGATGCAGCGTAAAGCTGAACCGTCGTAACGGTGCATGGGTAGCCAAGCACCCACAGAAGGCGATGGATGCTGTATACGATGACCAGGGTCGTTTGGTAGCCCCTGCTGACGGCATGCGTGGGTACTGGATCAACCCATTGACCTTCACGTATGTTACGGCAACGAACGTATGGTCTGAGTGGCGCAAGGTAGAGCGTAAGAACACCAACTTCGCTCGCAAGCGTTTCCACAACTTTGACCTTGGTCTGCCGTACCTTACTGGCGAGGGCCTTATCACCCGTGACACTATTCTCAGGACAATGCAGGCATCCATCCCAGATACAGGTTTCAACGTTATTGGAGTCGATCAAGGTGATTTACTCCACTGGGTTGTACGAAGAGTCCTTCCCACCGGCAGAATGGCCGTGGTTGCTTTCGGCGTTACCAACGACTTCTACAAAATTGATAGCGTCATTAGTCTGTACCGTGTGCGGTCGGGAATTATTGACGCCCTGCCCAACAAGCATAACGCCAGAGATCTAGTACAACGCTTCCGTGGGCGTATGTATATGGCATACTACAAGGACCAGCGTGAAGAGAAGAAGTACGTAACTGAGAACAAACGGCGTGAGCAGGAGAAGCGCAAGAAGGAACAGGAAACCGAAACCAGCACTATGCACCTGGACAGAACCGAAACTCTGGACGACAGTGCTCAGGACTGGATCGATGGTATGGCGTTTCTGGTTGGTGACCCCCTGAAGAACTTGAATGAGGAACAGGAAGAGTTCATCAGGCAGATGACCAACATGAAGCGTGACCTGCAAGAAGACGCCAAGGGCAACACCGTAGCCGTATGGCTCAAAGTGGGTGATGATCACTATCGTCACGCAGATAACTATGCGAAAGCTGCCGCCAATATATATGGGCGCGGTAGAATAGAAGACTTGCATGTGGGTGGTGCTCTCGAGGGTCCAGGCGGTGGTGGACTACGGTTGCAGGACCTAGTTCCAGCAGGTATGGACTTGCGATCTACTTTTGCCAGCTTGAAGGGATTTTAGTACGATATGACCTAATGCCACCAGGACGACCAAGGAACATAGTCAAGGACCTACAGCCGGAGGAGACAAGGGACAAACCCAACTTGACGGAGTTGGGCAAGTCTATCATCTCTCCGTTTTCCCTGTTCGATATCGAAGAGTTATTTGATGAAAGCGCGGTAACTCTTGCCGACTTGGACAGGATGGTACAGACCGATGGTCAAGCTATGTCTCTTTACCGCATTCTCACTATGCCTATTCGTGCTGGTGAACTGCGCGTCAAGGCTGTAGATGGTGGCACCCAGGAAGCAAACTTCATACAGGCGCAGTTGGTAAACCCGCCTGAGCTTGGTGGCATGACTACTCCCTGGTCAGGAGTAATCCAGAACATTGCCAAGTACGTGCTCACAGGTGCAGAAGTTCTGGAGAAAGTGCATGAGGTGCGCAATGGGCATACGGTCCTACGCAAGCTTGCTCCTCGTCCTCGCCACTCAGTTATTATCCGAATGGATAGCAAGGGTGGCTTCAACGGTGTCACGCAGATTCTGCCGACAGGCAACGTAATCATCCCCAAAGAGAAGTGTGTCCTGTTTGTGCAGGGCAAAGAGCACAACCCTCTGTACGGGCGCTCCATGATGTTGCCAGCCTACGGCCACTACGAGATGAAACACAAGCTGTATTACATCTCACATCTGGCCTATGCGCTGAACGCTATTCCGATCCGTGAAGGTAGCATGCCTCCGGGTGTACAGGACAGTGAGCGCAAGGCATTCCAGAACGCACTCGATAACGTGGGCGTGAACACCAGCATCATCGTACCCGAAGGCTACAGCATGGAGATTCACGAGACGCGTCAGGTGGCAGACTCCATGCCATTGATCGACCACCATGACATCGAAATGGCTAAGGCTGTGTTGGGCCAGATCATCAACATGGGTACGACCGTTTCTGGTGGTTCTTACTCCCTGGGACAAACGCAGCTCGAGATGCTGTTGTTGTCACTCACTGCACTGCGTGACGACATTGCCCAGGTGGTCAATAGCTACGTTATTCCAGAGTTGATCGACTGGAATTTCGGCACCCAGAGGTACCCTCAGCTCAAACTGTTGCCACCTAGCACAGACCTGAAGACACTAACCAAGGAAATCTTCCAACATATCAGCGCTGCTCGTCAGGTAAACACAAGCCCTGAGTTCTGGTTGGAACTGGAACGTAAGATGGCAGAAATGCTTGGGTTTGAAGACGAGATCGACTACGACAAGAAAGAAGCTGATATGATTGCGAACATCAACGAACGACAGCAAGCGCAATCAGGCGTATCCCAGGTAAAGGTCGCCCAGAAGCAGGCTGCAACCGCAGCGAAAGTAGCAGCTAAACCGACTCCAGCACCAGTCATTGCTCCTCCTGGAGCAAGACCAGCGCAACCAGCAGCGGCTCCTGCTGCAACGAGGCGACAACCAACGCGACCAGCACAGGTGAAGTAATATGCCTTGGAGCGTCAAGAACCCACCTAGACCAGCGAAGAACTGGTCTGCGGCTGCGAAGCGCGTATGTGTTGCCGCAGCAAACAGCACCCTCAAACGTGGAGGTAGTGACGTAGACGCGATTCGTGCATGTATTGGCGCAGTGAAACAAGCGCACCCAGAGTCAATAGGCAAACACGATGATCTCGCAGTTATCAAGAGTCGCGCCAGCCTGCCGGATTCCGCATATGCAATCGTCGAGACAGTGAACGGCAAGAAAGTCCGTAAGCTGCCTCATCACAATGCTGGTGGCAAGCTAGATCTAAACCATCTACGCAACGCACTAGCCAGGGTGAATCAGGTGACAGGAGTGTCGTCAGCCGCAAAGGCAAGAGCTCGATCACATCTTCTAGCACATGCCCGTTCTGCTGGTGTGGGTGAGCATACTGCTGACGCACATCTGACAGAGTTCTTCGCACTACCAACCATTGTATTGAAGGAGGAAAACGGTCGGTATAGTAGTCGCGTTCCTGTTTTGCCGGAAGGCAAATTCAAGCATCCGTGGTATGGTGACCTGGATTTCACAGCGCCAGTGCTACGTGCTGCCAAGCGACACTTCGACGCGAAGATCCTTGGCACCGACATCATGGTCGACGAAGGCCATGACAGAGGCAAGGCGCTAGGTTGGTTCAGGAACGTACACCACGGAACCAGCGAAATAGGCGGACAGAACCACGTTGGGCTGTTTGCTGATGTTGAGTGGACGGACCTTGGTCGTAGCCTGCTGGAGCGGGACATATACCGCTACTTCAGTGCTGAGATTGGTACGTTTACTGGAGCAGACGGCAAATCAGTCAAAAACGTTCTGTTTGGCGGCGGCCTGACAAACCGTCCGTTTTTCAAGCAGATGCCTGCTGTCAAGTTTGGTGAAGGCAAAGCCGACAACCGCATTCAAATCGGGTTGTTTGGCGATATGCTTTGGGAATTTGACGACGGCACGCAGCAAGACGAAGAAGAGGACGATGATCGTTCCTTCTTCACAGGGTATTCCCCTGAGGCGTCTGATGAAGACGTTGAAGAGGACGAAGATGAGGAAGAGGACGACGAGGAAGATGAGGACATGAAGTACGCGGATCTCATCGCACATCTCAACAAAAACTTCGGGCTGACCTTGAGCGATGACGAAGCAGCTACCGATGCGATCGAGAGTGCTTTCGGTAGCGCAGCTTCGCTCGAGAGTACACGCACCAAGTTCGCGGCTGCTGGCTTCAAGTTCGATGCAGATGCCGACATTGCCGAGGTGGTGCTGGCAGGGTACAACGCCTTGAAGACACAGAACACAGAGAACACCACGGCCATCGCTGCCATCCGCAAGGAACTGGACGATACCAAGGCCAGTACAGCGGTTGACAAGCTCGTAGACGGCGGCAAGGTGCCTCCTGCCAAGCGCGAGCAGTACCTCAAGCTGTACAACACCAACCACGAGCTGTTCGACGAGATGACCAAGGATCTCGAACCCTACGTGCAGCTTGGTGAGATTGGCGGCGATGGCATTTCT